TGATAGGTTGAAGCAAGAAGTGAAATATGATAAATTATAGATTTTATCAGAATTTTATATACGGTTCCAATATATATGTGCTTGTCCAACTATAAGTGTAATAATTATAAGGAATATCATCCATATAATTGTATGCATATATTTTTTCATTCCGTGTAATATATTTGATTCTGTGGATTATGTCTATTATATACTGATAATTGTTTATCAAATAATTTCATCAGTTCTTGTCGATACCACATATCAGCATCGGCTTGTGCTATATCTATTGATTCATATTCACCAAGTTCTTCATCATCTGGGGCAAATAATGTTGCTTTATCACTGTTTACATTATCAATTGTTATAACACCAAATATAGTGATAGCACGCTGATAATATTCATCACCTTCCCATTTTAGTCCTGGAAATGCTTTTATGTAATCTTTTAGTTGTATAACTTGTTTCATAAAGTTTTGGATTTATAAATCAGTATATATGAATGGAGACACATATTCGTAATCTTTTTTATCTTCTTCTTTTCTACATTCCTTATATGGAAGAATATATGGTAAAAGATATTTCTTTGATTGAACTACTTCTTCGTAATCAAATCTTGGTATCCATTTATTACTATATACTTTTTTCTCATTTATTTCTATTCTGTATTTCTTCTTGGAAGTTCATCAGAGTTTCTTTCACTCTTCTGATTGCTTCATCAACATCTTCTTTATTTGTGAAGTAGTTGAAGTTATTTAAATCTCTTTTTAATGATTTGTCTGTTTTTATTGCCAGTGGTTCGATATTATCATTAATAATATAATATGGTAATGTATTGTCAAGAATATCTTTTGCAACTTTAATATTATGCGCTATCTTATTTTCAATTGCTTTATCAATTATACATTTCTTATCACCATTAGTAGAAGGTTTTTCTTCTGTAGGAGATTCGTCAATTGTTTCATCATCATCCAACTCTTCTTCAGTTTCATCATCATCTTCACATCCCAACCAATAGTAGTGGTATCCTTCTTCTTTCATGATTTTCAGAAGATTTGCTTTTTCTTCTGGTGTTGCGAAAGCTAATACATCCAACTTATCGAAATCTAAAACTGGACTATGTCTTAGTTCTCCACTCATAGGAGAATATACCAGTACTGTATTAAACAAACCATATTCATTTAGCATACAGTCATATATCAAGATATCTTCTATTTGACCTATCTTATTATATGCTGTAAGGATTTCTCCACATGATAAAGTTTTTAGTTTAGACAAATTTATTTTATTATCGTTTTCTATTTTATCATTCTTTTTTACAGAATCATATAACGATGTTTTATTAATTCTTGTATTCATATTTTATACTTTTATTAATTGTTTTGTTTTATTATTCCAAGTATAACCATTATCTTTAAGAAATTGAAGGAAATCATTTATCTCTGGTAATGTAGCGTATCTTAGTGTATTATACATTGAGATTTTTTCCTTAGTTAATTTTACGCTTCCTTTGTTATTGAGTTTCATTGTAACCCATGGTCTATAATAAGCGGTATAACTTTTATCATCACACACTATAAAATAATCTTGTTCTTTTAGAATAGATATTTCATTTGTAGTTTCGTTGACAATAAAATCTCCATCATTAAACTCTTGTTTTTCTGGATAGTATTCACCAACATACATCAATTGATGTGTTACTTCATCCCAAAGATAACCAACCCTATTTAATCTTTCAAATAGTTTTTTCTCTTCACTTTTTCTTGCAGGTCTCCATGTGCCTTCAACTTTAAAATCATTAACATCAATATTGATGAAATCATCTTTATCAATAAGTGAAAAACCTGAAATAATGGTATTATTTCGAGAGATATATTCTTTAAAAAGGAAACATTCCCCTGTTGTGTCATTAATATACCAACAATTTTCAATAAGAAAATTTTTAATAACATCCCATGGTCCAATTTGGTATGTATCAATTACTCTACCCTCTCGTTCACTCCAGACATATCCTTCTCTGTGCAAGTAATTAATTGCTTTAATCTTTTCTCTTGGTTTCGCTTTGGTAAAGTGCTTAATATCACTCACAACAGAATTAAGTTCAATAGTAGGATTATCTACATTCCATGAAATTTTAATCCAGAAAGTTATTGTTTCTGTTTCTTTATCGTATTCTTTAACAATACCAGTATCAAATTCATTGGTAATAATATCTCCGTTTTTAAACTTATTTTCCATATTTTTGTTTATTAAAATTTATAAACATTTGCTTCATTTCCTTTGCGAGTTCCGTTGCATCTTCTTTTGTCTTAAAACAATTGTGTAATAATAGACGTTTTTGGTGTGCCTCACCATCAAACACTTTTGCTTCAATTACATTAAAATGTCTACTAATAAAGAAATATGTTTCTCCATTTTCAGGAACCCAGAATGAGTTTACAAGTTCTTTTCTTTCCTCATCCCACTTGTAATTGTTTTCTGCTAATTTCTCTTTGAACCATTTAATATCTTCATCTGTAGCATGTGTCCATTGATTGATATCGTGACCTGTTACATCTTCCGCTGTAAGAAAGTCATTACTCTTTCTGAAGTATTCAACATATACAATAATTTCACCACTCTCTGATATTTCCTTAAAGATTGCTATTGTACTATCATTTTTTGTTTTAATAAAATCACCATCTTTAAATTCTTTAGTGAAATAAATTGTTCCTTTCTCAATATTTGCTCTATATCCTTCAGGAATATTTATAGGTTGTATTTCGATTGGTTGTGAACTTACTTTATCGCTAATATTAGTTCTTATCATTCTTGGATTTGAGAAGAAATGATTTTCGTCCTTATCCCAAACATATCCATTTCCTGCCATTATATTAAGGATAAAATCTTGTTCATCACCTGTTGCATATCTCCAAAGTTTATCTACAGCATATTCAGTTAAGACATTCCCATCTGTAGGTGCATGCCATACTTTCATAATGATTTTATTATCACATAATTCTTTGAAGATAACAGTTTCTCCGTCTCTGAAATGAATGATATCACCACATTTGAGTTTATCTATTCCTAACTCATATTCCTTACGCATTTCTTTTACATTATCATGCCAAACATAACATGTGCCTTTTAGTTTACAGAGAAATTGTTCTTTCTCATAATCGATTGAATATTGCCAAGGATGTGCAGGATTAAATCTTTGCACCTCACACTTATTACAACATTCGTCTATACTGAATACTATAGTCCAACCTAACATCCATTCATCTTCTTCATATCTCATGAAGATAAATGTTTCGTCTCCGTCAGTACTTGTAAGGAAATCACCTGTCTTGAACTTTGGTTTAGTTTCTTTCATTTCTTCAGTTTTATTTTCTTGATTAACCGATGAGATTGTTGCTTCCATTTTAATGACTTTCATAGAATCATCGTCCCATATATATCCGTTTTTCAAGAGCATTTGATTAAAATCATTAATTTCAGAATCATTCAATTTACGGAAGGACCCATCATTAAGTTCACACTTTTCAAGACATATTGTATTTTTGTCTACATTGTTAAAACTTACATAAAAATGTATAAATCTACCATTAACATAATCATCAGTATAATCACTAACAATACCACACATCTTTCCATTAGTAACGTAAGTACCTTGTTTAAACATTTTTGTTTTATTCATTTTATTTCTTTGTTTTGAGTAATTTATTAAACTCTTCTATCTCTCTTTCATTTGCGTGATACCACTCTAAATCATCTGTGTACGCCATATCATCAATAATATCAAAATCATACAAATCCATTCTATCACTAAAGAGACATAATTTACCAAAGAATATTTCTTTTGTACAATTCAATTGATGATATTCGGCATAAATCAAACCATCACTACGTACAATGATATCATTTTTCTCTGGAGGATTATTTTTAAAATCTATTGGAGTTCTTTTGCCTCCATAATATACTTCCTTTTCATCTTCATCCCATTCATGACCATGTTCTTTAAGTTCTTGAATAAACTCATTCTTTTCTTCGTGAGTAGCTAATCTCCAAGTCCCTATATTACATATAAACTTTGTGTCTAAGTAAAACATTCGGTCAATGATTGTATTGTCTTGTTGATGTTTATATACTATTGATAATATTCCCCAATCTACAGGTTCTTCAACAATAACAATATCACCATTAACTGTATTTATAATAAAATCTCCTTTTCGTAAATTAGGTTTACTTTCTGGAGTTAAAAAGTTCTTATCCATTTTCATTAGCTACGATATCAAGTTTTTCTCTTATCTTATCAGTATTATAAGCCTGTGCTGCTTCTTTTGCATCTTCTATAGTAATGTATTCAGCTTGGATTGTATCATTAATATAGAGTTCTGGCTTCATAGTATCTGCATTAATGATGATATGGAATTTATTATTAAATCCATACGCTTCATTACTGTTATTCCATTCCAACTTACCAATATTATCTATGATATCGTTGGTGGCAGCTCCATAGCTCATCTCTAAGGCGAATAAAGCATCTTTGGTAGGTAATGTATCGCTGAAGTTACTTTTGCGCCTTACGTAATGATTAATGCGTTCTAAGATAGATTTATAATTCTTTTCCTTCAACTTCAAATCCATAGAATAATTCATTTATTCGTGAGTTATAATGCTCTTGTGATTTTTCTCTTGCTTCATCAATGCTATTGAAAGTAGCATATTTATTACCATTGATAAAGAGTAGATAAGCACCACCTAAATCTGTCGGATATATTTCATATTTAACTTTATATCCGTATGCAGTGTTATCAGTGTCCCATTCCAAATCTTTTATTCTTTCTTGTGCATCAGTAACGCCTAAAGAATAGCATACTGAACAATATGCAATAATATCTTTTATTTGGATTTGGTTATCTGATATTTTTTGCTTTAAAATTTTTTCTATATTATTCAATCTCTGAATAAAAGAAGTATAATCATCTATTTTAAGAATTTTCTTATCCATGATTCCTTATATTAGTAATAATTTTGTCCGACATAAATCTCATTACTTCATTTATATTTGTTTCATCAATATAATTTGGAAGTTTGATTCTTTCTTTATTAATATATCCTATATATTGATTATTATTTTCTTTCTTGATAATCATATTGATAAAAGGCAAATCAGCTCTAAAACAATATGATTCTTCGTACCAATGAATCTTTACATTTTGATTAATACATTCAAAACCCTTAATGAAAGCATTTTTAATATCATTATATGTGAATAATTTACTATCATTATTAATGAAATTAGTTTCACCTGTTTTATCTTTAAATCTCTTATCAGCGTATTCTTTTGCTTTTTCGTTTATATCCATATATTGTTTTTATTTTAATATGGTGCAAAGTTATATTTTATTTTTCATTTATCCAATAAATTTGTGTTAAATGTTATTAATATTTTTATGTTTATTTGGATAGTCATAATTTATTCTTTACCTTTGCAATAGTTAAAAAAATTACATGTGTATGAATTTGATATTTATTTTTTGTGCTTTAGTATTTTGTTTATTAGCATTCTTTGTTGATGGTTTATATATTAGAGGAAAGCGTATTATAGGTATTGATACATATAATGCAAAGCGTCTGTTTCTCAATATGATGTTTTTATCCATTATGTCATTAGGCATCGGTGTTATATTGACTATAGTTGAGAATTAAATTTTTATTGTTTTATTAATTGTTCCGCACTTTGGTTGTTATATCTTCCATTGTGCGGTTTTTGTTTTATGGAAAATATTTATTGAATATAATAACTTTTAAATATAATATATGATTATGTCTATATCTGAGAATTTAACTGAATTAACTAAAATAAAAGATGGTATTAAGGATGTTGTCAATAAATTCGGTGGTGCTTGTGAGAATGATTTCACTGAATACAGTTTAAATATCGAAAGAGTATTAGTGGAAGGACCTATTAGACTCGGAGAAATTATTGAAATGAATATAAGTGATGGTATTCAAAGAATTAAAGATTACGTTTTCTTTAATAATACTTCAATATCATCTGTGTCCATTCCTAATACAGTTCAATCTATTGGGATATCAGCTTTTCAGAAATGTACAAAACTAACAGGTATTACCATTTCAGATACAGTCACTACAATTGGTAAAGAAGCATTTTCAGAATGTTATAATTTAAAAACCGTAACTTTACCAAATCATTTAACTACTATAGAATATCAATTATTCTATCATTGTATGAACCTATCTTCAGTTACAATTCCAGATAGTGTAACAGTCATGAAAACAGGAATATTCAGTGGATGTAATAATTTAAAAGAGGTAATTTATCAAGGTCCTTTAACGAAATGGAAAGAAATTGTAAAGAATAATTCATTTGATGGTATCTTTCCACATAATGTGAAATTAAAATGTACTGATGGAGAATATAAACTTAATGCATAGAAATGAACTTTATTAGTTAATGAACTACCCCTGAGTTAAAGACTCATTGGCTTCGGGTTTCATCGAAGAATGGCTTTCCGATTGGTTGGCTCTTACTTCCTCTCCACCCGTGTAATCGACAGTCCCTGCCGATATATTATTTAAACCGAAATGAAGGATATTGATTGCAGCATTAATATCACGGTCATGATGAGTATGACATTCAGGACACTCCCACTCACGAACAGATAATTTTTTAATCTGTTTGTTGACATACCCACAGACATTGCAAGTCTGTGAAGATGGAAAGTATCTGTCTACCTTCACAACCTTCTTGTCGTTCCATTCTGCCTTGTAGGTAAGCATGGAAACAAAGTCACCCCAACTTGCATCAGTAATGGATTTGGAAAGACGACGATTTCTTGTCATACCCTTTACATTCAGGTCTTCGATACAGATTGTATCATATCTTCGTACAAGAGATATAGAGCACTTATGTAGATAGTCGGCACGACTATTAGTAATTTTCTCGTGAAGTTTGGCAACTTTGAGTC